CCACCAGTTTTGGAGTTTGCCTTTGCAAATGTGGCTCTTTCTGGTAGTGATGTTGTCACTTTTAAGTTAACTCAACTATATGATTGGGTTGATGAATACACATTGACCAATTCGGATTTCACAATGATTCTCAATGTCGGTTCAACCGTTGAGAATGACATCACCGCTTATACCTTTCAGTATGGGGAAACCGTTGATTTTGGAATCTTCTTCAATACCGAGGTAAAGCAGAGCGATATGCTGATGTCATTTGTCAAGATGTTCAACTTGTACATTGAACCTGACAAAGACCAACCCAAGATTCTGCGATGTGTTCCTCGTGATGAGTTCTACAACGGCAGTCAATTAGATTGGACGGACAAATTGGATTACTCACAACCCGTGGAGATTGTTCCAATGGGTGAACTTGATGCAAATCCTTATGTGTTCAGTTACAAGCAAGGCAAGGATGATGGCAATGTTACCTACCAAGAGAACTATCAAACCACCTACGGACAAAGAACCTATCAGGTGGACAATGATTTTGTCAAAAGTGAGAAGAAAATTGAGCTTGCTTTTGTACCTACGCAAATAAAGAACTACGACATAGGACAAAAAAACCTTGTGTTATCCTCTGTTGTAGGCAAAGAAGATGGTGATTTGAGGGTGTTGTATTATGGTGGATTGGTTAGTGGTGTAAGTATAAGATTTCTTACATCTTTTGCTGGAACTTTTTCATTGAGTGCAACCAAAGTCAAGACATCAATTCCCTTGACAATCCATTATGATTCACTTTCCAACCCGACAATTGACCTTTTGTTTGGGATGCCGAGAGAGGTTGGTATCGGTGCTGGGTACAATTACACCAATGCAAACCTTGTCAATACTTACTATTACAGATTCATTCAAGAGATCACCAACAAGAACTCCAAAATAGTTAGAGCATATTTTCGCATCACTCCAACCGATTGGTACAACCTACAATTCAAGAATCTGTATTTCTTTGAAGGGCAATACTGGAGATTAAACAAGGTTGAAAACTACAACCCAACAGATGAAGGGGTTTACTTGTGTGAATTCTTGTTGGCTCAATTCATCCCACCCGCCACAATTACGGTGAAAAAGATGGGTGCTGGAACTGCACAAGGTGCGCACACGGACATCTATGGCGATGTGTATCCCGGTGGTAAATTCCCAATCAAACCCGGCATCAGCGGAGTTGGAGTTGGCACAAGCGAAGGAAGTGGAATCTTTGTTGGTGAGAACTTCAGCGGAAACGGAATCAACAATAGTGGATTTGGCTCAACCGATATTCACTATCCTGATGGGGTTGATGGTTCGGTGGTTGTTGTTTCAAATGATTTCCAACCTACCAAATCGAACACACTCTATATTGGCAATTACGAGATGTATCCATCCTTTTTGAGTGGTGGTTCAGTCAAGACGGTAACGGCAAACACAACGGCAACAAAAGACGATAGATTGTTTTTGGTTGATACCACAAGTGGAAGCAAGACAATCACCTTGCCTGATCCAACTGGTTTAAGCGGGAAACAATTTGTAGTGAAAAAATTAACTTCCGCACATACCATCACCGTTGATACAACTGGAACGGCAAAGATTGACGGTGCGGATACACACACAATTAATTCACAATGGGGTTCACACATCTTTGAAACTGATGGCGTGGATTACTTTATAACAGCAGAAAAATAATGGCATTAAACGCAAGTATTGACTTAACCGTCAACAAACCTGACTTCAAATCAATGAAGGCAGAAATCCGAGAACTGACAGTCGCAGCACAACAAGCCGTGATGCAGTTTGGCGAATTCTCACCCGAAGCCCAAAGAGCTGAGAAGGCACTTGCTGCGGCTCGTGATAGGATGGACGATTTTAATGATCGTGTTAAGGCGGTGAACCCTGATAACTTCGCCAAAATCAATACGGTTGTTTCTGGAGTTGCTCGTGGATTTCAAGCAGCACAAGGGGCGATGGCTTTGTTTGGCAACCAGTCGGAGGAACTTGAAAAGACAATGGTCAAACTTCAAGGTGCAATGGCATTGGCTGAAGGTCTTGAGGGACTTGGTGCAGTTCAGCAAAAGTTTATGGCTATTGCTGGAGACATTCGTGGTGGTGTAACCAAAGCGTTCCAATCATTGGGCAGGATTTCAACTCTTGCATTGGGTGGAATTGGTATTGTGTTGACATTGGTGATCACCAACTTTGATTCACTCAAGAAAGCGGTGATGTCATTAATACCCGGTCTTTCATCAATGGCAAAGTTTGTCGGTGGTTTGGTGCAACAATTTACGGATTGGGTAGGCATCACATCTGCACAAGACAGAGCATTGGCAAAGTTGAATAAGACAACAGACAAAGCCAATGAGCAACTTGACAGAGAGATTGCATTGTTGAAAGCAAGAGGAGATGAAGTTGGTGTGTTTAACAAGCAACGACAAAAGTTAGAGAATGACCTTGCACAAGCTCGTGCAAACTACGGTAAGAACACGGAAAAAGAGTGGGGCAAGATTATTCTCGATACCAAAAACGCATTGGCAGTTTTAGCAATTGAGGAACAGAACTTTCAAAAAGAACAAGCCAAAACACAAAAGGATGCAAACGATCAAGCAGCAAAAGACAGACAAGCGGAAAGAGACAAGAAGAAAGCCGAGAAAAAGAAAGAAGAAGACGAAGCAAAGGCAGCGGAGAAATTAAAAAATGACCAAATTGCTGAAGCCCAACAAGGGTTTGTTGAATCCGAAAGGGAGAGGAGATTGGCACAAGCCAAGACCGAGCAAGAGGAGATCAAGATTAAATATGAAAACGAGAGATTGGCGTTGCGTGATGCGTACTGGGAACAATTGAAAGAAGCCGAAGGGAACGAAGAAGCCCTACGATTAATCAAAGCCAAATATCAAAACGATACAGCAACCGCAAAATTAAACTTTGACAAGCAACAAGCCGAAGCCGACAAGAAGGCGAGTGATGAATTCATTGCTAACAAAAAGAAAGAGGGTGAGGTTGTAACTGCGATTGCTCTTGATAGTGCAAACAAAAGAATTAACGCAGAAAAAGCCGTACAACAATCTAAACAAGACCTTTTCAAAGCGTCAATTGATTTGGCAAATGCAATTGGATCATTGGCAGGGGAACAAACAGCAGCGGGTAAAGCATTGGCGTTGGGGACAATAGCCGCAAATACGGCAATGAGTATTTCAAACGCTATGACTACAACGAGTTCACCAGCGTCACCTGACAACTTGGCTACGGGTGGTCTTGCTGGTATTGCAAAATACATTGGATTAGCAGCAACCATTTTGAATAATGCCAAAAGAGCAAGAGACATCCTCAAAGGTGGTCAGCCATCAGCACCAACTGGAATGCAATCAAGCGGAGGAGGAATGCCACAAATGGCAGCACCACAAATCTCATCCACATTGCCACAAGTAAGCGGATTTGAACAGAGAGTTTATGTGACCGAGGGAGACATCTCACGCACACAAGGTCGGGTTGCATCGTTGAAAAAGGTATCTGTTACACAATAACGCTATTTGATTAAGATGAAACTACCAGTTTACAAATTAGACATCAACGAATTTGATGAGGAAACAGGCATTGACTTTGTTTCTCTCGTTGAAAATGCAGCCATTCAAAAGGATTTTCTCGCATTTAGTGAATTTGATAGTTACACCGATTATCCTGAAGGTGCGAAAGCCAATGCCGAAAGAGGTATTCGCTTGAACGAGGAGAACGGCAACAAGTGTGCAACGCAAGTCGGCAAGGTGAGAGGTCAGCAATTGGCTCAAGGTGAACCGATAAGTGATGATACAGTTCAACGAATCTATTCATACCTATCAAGAGCGAAAGAGTACTACGATGAAAATGATACTACCGCTTGTGGGACAATCTCGTATTTGTTGTGGGGTGGTGAAGAGATGTTGAGATGGACAGAACGCAAATTGTCAGCGAGTAAATTTGCCATACAAGATGAGGAGAAAAGAATCGTTACTGGTGCTGCGATGATTGCCGATTTACCCATCTATCGCAGAGATGACATTCGTGGTGAATACTATGTGGTTTTTGACAAGGAGAGCATCTTCAAGATTGCGAAGAAATGGGCAAGGTCAAACCAATACAACTCCGTGAACGCACACCACAAAACACCCATAATGAATGGAGTGAGTTTGTTTGAATCATACATCATAGATCGTGAAAGAGGTGTGATGCCACCAAAGGGATTTGAAGAAGTTGCCGATGGAAGTTGGTTTGTCTCTTATCTCATTGACAACGATGAGGTGTGGGCAAAAGTCAAATCCGGTGAGTTCAAAGGATTCTCGGTAGAGGGTGTTTTTGATTTCCCCGAAGACAAAGAAGAACAACTCATTGAGCAGATGAAAGAGATTCTTTCAAAGTGGAATGGAAAGTAAAATTGCAACAAGTAAAAACAAAATCTAATTTATATCAAAATGAACGCAAAAGAAACACTCAAGGAAATCCGCACGATGTTGGGATTCTCCGAAGAAGAAATCAAAGTTGAGATGGCAACTGCCACCTTGACTGATGGCACTGTCATTTCTTATGATGGGGAATTGGCGGTAGGTACTGCCATCTTCGTGCAAACTGCTGAAGGTGACATCAAAGCACCTGATGCAACTCACGAACTAGAAAATGGTTTGTTAGTCACAACTGTTGACGGTATCGTTACTGAAATCGTTGAACCAGAAATTGAAATTGAGATTGAAGCCAAAGAAGAGTTTGCAACCGTATCTCATTTCAATGATGTTGTAAGCAAGTTGGAAAGTGCAATCGCAGAATTGTCTGCAAAGGTTGTGGCTTTGTCTGCATCTAACACCCAGCATAAAGAAGCAATGAGCAAAGCAATTGACCTTATTGAAAAGGTTGCTGATTTGCCAAGCGAAACCCCAATCAAAACCCCCGTTTCAAACAAAAAGAATGATCAGTTTGAAGCACTTAAAAAATTCAAAAACGCAATAAACAAATAAAACTATGGCATTCTCAGTAGGATCTCTCGCTAATTACACCAACGAACAGTCAACTGACTTGTTGGTTAAAGCCCTTTTTGGGTCAAAAACTGCAACCTTGTTGCAATCTTCAAACCAAGTTCAAGTAGGTATCAAATCTGCTGCCGCTTTGAACATCCTTGCTTCAACTGTTTTCTTTCAAGCAGACGGTTGTGGTTACAACCCAAGTGGTACAACTGCCTTCACTCAAAGAAACATAACCGTTGGTGCTGTGAAAGTTGAAGAAACTCTTTGCCCAAAGACATTGGAAGCCAAGTGGATGCAAACTCAAATCATGCCCGGTTCACCAACAATGATTCCTTTTGAAGAGCAAGTAGGTGCTGAAAAGGCTGCCGTTATTGCACAAACTTTGGAAGTTGCAATGTGGCAAGGTGACACCGCTTCAGGTAACCCTAACTTGAATCGTTTTGACGGATTCACCAAAATCGTTGCTGCATCTTCTCCAGTATTGGCGAACGCTGCTCCAACTACCTTCACTTCAATCACCGCTGCGAATGTTGATGACATCTTGGATCAGGTGTATGCAAACATTCCTGCTGCCGTTGCTGAAAAAACTGACTTGGTTTGCTTCGTTGGAATTGATGTTTACAAGTTGATGTTGGTTAACTTGAAGAACGCTAACTTGTTCCACTATGTTGCAGATGCTGCCACTTCAATGGAGATGATCTATCCCGGTACAAATATGAAAGTAATCGGAGTTGGTGGTTTGAACGGAACTAACAAAATTCACGCTGGTTCTTTGAGCAACTTCTTTATGGGAACGGACTTGATTGACGAACAAGAAATCGTAAAGCTGTGGTATTCCGAAGACGCAGACGAGGTAAGAGTTCGTTTCACTTTCAAGGCTGGTGTGCAAGTTGCATTCCCCGGAGAAATCGTTTACTTCACCCTTTAATCTTCATAAAATATGCCCTGTTTACTCACACAAGGATTCACTCTTGATTGCAAGGATGCAGTCGGAGGTATCAAATCAATCCACCTTATCACTTGGGTTGATTCAAAATTCACAATTGCAAGTGGTGAAGTAACTGGCACAACCGTTGCAAGTGGTGATGTTTACGATTACGAGTTGCCGAAAGGTACTGGATCATTGACCATCACCACCAATGTATCTGTTGAGAACGGAACATCATTCAACCAATCGGATGTTGTTTTCAAACTTCGCAGATTGTCAACCACCAAGCGTAACGAAATGAAGCTCCTTGCTCAAGGTCGTTGCTATTGCATCGTTAAGAACAACAACGATGAGTATTGGTTGGTCGGCAAGGAGTACGGATGTGATGTGACTGCAATGGTTGCCAACACCGGTACTGCTATGGGAGATTCCAACGGTTATGAAGTTACTCTTTCTGCTATCGAAGCGGAAGCACCTTACAAATTGCAAAGTTCAGTTGTTACCGCTTTAGGTATCTAATTGATTCTTGTTTCATAGGTCAAATGGGGAGGGCAATATGCTCTCCCTTTTTTTGTTACATATTTTTACT